ATTGGTCAGGTAGAGCAAGCAAGTCAATTGCAGCCAAAACATCCTACATATACTCCTGGTATAAATATAGGTTTACCAAATCTTAACGAAATGGTAATCAATATCAGGGTAAAGTTTGATGATGGTCCAAGGGATTTTAATCAGGTTCCTGCTAACCTATCTCTTGCAGATTTTAATAATGGTACTGTTATTTCTGATAACAGGGCTGATATAATTTCTGAAGTAGAGGTCATGGCCCAGAATAGTAAGAATATAATTGCTTCTATACCTTATCATCAAAAGGTAGTACAGGCTAGTGATTTGATGTTGAAGCAACTGAATCCTAACTTTGCCAAAGAGGAAGCTAGAGATACCAATATCAATAACCTTACTCAGAAGGTGGATTCATTAACTGAAAACATTAATACTCTAGTTAAGCTTTTCCTTGAAAGTGGTGGGAAAGTGGGTTCTGGTGCTAAATAACCAGAGTCAATATGAAAATTTATGAATTCTTCGATGAAGACTACAACAAGACAGTAGACATGGCTGAAGATATTGAGGAACTTGCAGCTAAGCTTGTCAAGTGTCTTCATAAGGCCGAAGAGAGAGAAGATAATCAGGGTGGTGAAATGAACTTCCGTCGTGGCCCTCGTATGCGTGGTGGTCGTGGTGGTGGACAAGGTAGCTATAACATGCCTAGAATGCGTGGAGGTATGGCTGGCTACACTGATGTACCTCCACATATGCGTGGTTATGTCGTTCGTCCCGAGGATGAAGATTACATGTATAACGAACGGTACAACTGGTAGGTTTAAAAATCCACAGGTTGAGGGCAATAGAGGGAAACTTCTATTGCCCTTTATTGTTGTTAAACTTTTAAGATATTTAAAATTATGGATCTTACAAATTACGAAACATTACCAAGGTCACAGAGAATTTATATGATGCACTTTGGACCTCATTTTAATAAAGCTTTATGTAAATTTGCTGTCAGTAATATGTTCTTAGATGATGAAGAACTTCAACCGATAGAACCCTTCACAAAAGAACAAGTAGATGAAATATTGGCAGCAAATAATATCCGTCTAGCAAACAATAGATTATACGATTATATATTTGTTGCAAATATGGCTAAAGCTGACTACATGGGTGAAGCAGGCTGCCTAGAAAATGAGCAACAATTAGCTAGATATATTAAAAATGTAATAGATGACCCAGATGCAAGGGAGGGTGTAACCTTTGCAAGATGGTTGGCTACTATGGCAGTTAACGGTATAGAGATTGAATGGTCCGATATACTTGATCGCTCATGACTACTCAGAGTCTCCAGCTGTATGATTATGGCTGGAGACTATTTGTGTTTTATAATGTAACAGTAAATGACTTAGACATAGTATTACCTGCTTTATGGGAAAATGGTTGTAGTAATGATGGTATAAGGGAAGTAGCCTTAGCTATAATAAACCCAAATGCCGGATTTACTCATACTCAAGGTAGGACTAGTATAATGGGTATAGGTTGGACTGATTCTCCAGGAGAATTTCAGAATACTTTAACTCATGAGATAAATCACCTTCAAGATGACATATGTCTTTACTATGGTTTACCTTTATCTGGTGAAATACCCTCTTCTATAGTTGGTAACATTGCTATGGCTATGTATAATAATTCTATAAAGTATTTAAACTATGCCTAGATCAATATTTACTATAGGAACTTTACCAGGAATTTCTATAGAGGGGGCTTATGTTAATCAAGAAAACATAGAGAGGGTAAGTAGATTAATTGAGGCTATACCAGAGATAGAAACAAATGCCTACCATAAAGCTTGTACAAACTTTGGTAAGATGCTTGCTAAATATGTGAGGAGGTGCATCATGTTTAATACTCCACCAGAAGGAGTATCATGGCCTCCTCATTCTCCAGATTATTTGAAGAAATATAACGTGCATGGATTCTGGTACTTGTCAGGTCAGATGCTAAAGAGTATACGATTAAGACAGTATCAGGGTAGTTATTATGTTGGTCCAAATCCAGGTGAGAAGGCTGCAGATCCAGTTAATAAGTATGGGAGAAGTAGAACTTCAAAACTTACCTTAGTACAATTAGCTAGGTTATTAGAGGGTGGTACTTTTTCTGGAGCCGGTAGTAGTAAATTTACTAATGATATACCAGCTAGACCTTTATTTAGGCCTTCTTTTAGAGCTGTTGGTGGTACAGAACGTCTAAAGAAATACTTAATAGCAAATTTAAGAAGAGAAGTTAAAAAATACCTATAAAAGTTATGTCACATTTTAATTTAAAAGCTACCATCGGTGGTGTAGAAGTAGTAGGTGAATCTTTAGAGTTAACCGGCAGTAAGTCTTTTAAAGTATTCCCAGTATCAAAGAATAATACTAATACTCCAATAAGGGGTTCTGCAGTAGTTAGTATTTTAGGTAAAAACCATAGTATTCAACTTAATCATAAAGTAAAGTCCTATGATGATCCTGAACCTTCATCTACTAAATGGAGTTATATAGAGAACATGTATATTACTGGTAATACTCCAGTAGCTTCGGCTGACATAAAGTCTCAGGATACTGCTTATGTTAGGGCTAGTAGAGGAACTACTATGTATATAAGTAACTCTTCTATTCTAACTAAGATTTTTATAAGTAAGTCATACACTAATTATCAGAACTTATTAGATACAGTAGGAGATTTTTCTGGAACAACCTATAGTACTCAATATGAAAAGGGTAGTTCTATGGTACTGTTTACTTTTGTTATGTTCTATAAGTATTCTACTGAATCAGATGGTGTTGTAATACCTCCTGTAGACGATGGTACTCCTGCTAGTAATAAGGCTCGTATACCATGTAGACCAGATACTTCAGTAGTAGATTGGATATCAAACTTAAGTATAATATATCAAGTGAACTTTGTTCGTTCTGGTTCATCTGGTTCTAGGGTGTTCAGTACTTGGAGTGATTTTATAACTTTCTGGGACAGTATTCAAACTAATCCAGAGTATACCGATGCTGTATTCCATTATATATTGCAGGGTACCGTAGCTTTTAACGAGTTACTTAATCAAAGGGGTTCTAGTACTATTACAATATCAGAAATAGATAATGGTAAAGGTATTGGTACACATGGAGCTAAGCCTCTTTATTTATTAATATCCCAGCAAGAAGGTAAAACCTCTTATGCTATATCCGGTATACAAGCTGAAACTTCTATGTGGAATAATGATGGTAGTATATCATTTTCTAATCCAACTGCTTACGAAATATATAGAAATAAGTTAACTCTTAATACTACTGGTACATATATATTAAATCCAAAGTTTAGAGTAGATTTAAATGATAACTATAAAGCTGCTTCTATTTCTACATTAACCTCAAGTTTAATAACCAATCCAGAAGGAGCTGGTACTTTAGATTACCAATACATTGGTCAACCAGTTATATTAAAATTATTTAAAGAAACAGCTAATGGTATAGAGGGGATTGGTATGAGGCCTTACTATAAGAATAGTGGTGGTATTACTAATACCGAATTATGGAAAGATAGTGATAATATAATTGGTTCTCAACATTTTAACCCGTTAAAGTATGATCATGAATCTGATGGTATAAATTACATTCTTATCCGTAATAATATAGGTTTTAGGGGATTCTATTCTGGTTCAATGGCTGGTAATCATGGTATGTGTGTTTTCCAACTTATACCTATTTGTCTGTATAAAGCTGATGGTACAAAATATAATCCAGTTAAAAGGTTAACTAACTGGAATATTAGGTATTTAAATTATTACAGTGCTATTGCTTCAAATGATAGATATAATGCAGCTTTTTTAAAGTGGCCAAATGCAGATGGTAATAATGACCCATCTCATATAGATCCAAACGTGGACAATGAAAGTTTACCATCATATGTAGGTAAAAAGTGGGAGTCTTCAATTCAAGATGATGCAAGTTTTAAGGTAATAGATAGGGTTATGTTTGTACCAGTTTTATGGAGTGAAAAGAGATTAGAAGATGATGCAAGTTTTAGAAATTATCTTACTAGTCAATCACGCTTTGGTAGTTATTTATTTTCTCCAAATATAACTGATGCAGAAATAGATCTTAATCCAGATACAGTATATCGTATAACTATAGGTAGTTTTAATATACAGGTAAGATAATATGGTAACAACTCAAGAAATAATAGAGAGATCTTTATATGCTTCACTGATGCAGGTAGCTTTACAACTCAATAGGACTATAGATCCTGATTTGTATCTACCCGTATCACCAGATAATCAGAGAAGGTATACCGAGGCTGTAGAAGCTATTGGAGATAAATTTATATACATCTTTGGAGTTGGTAATAATCAGGTACGTGGTCCAAAGATTGTACCAAGAATTACTATAGACTTAAATGCTTATTATCCAGGAAATATAGGTACAGAGGCATTTATGGTTGGAGATGAGAAAGAGAACGAAGAGTACCGTCAATATATATACCCTTTTGAAACTAAGAATGCTCAGTTTGATATACACCTAGTATCTAATAGATCAGAAGATATGAGATTATTGCATAGTATCTTATTTACTGCTTTACCAGTACGAGGTTATATTAGACCATTTATAGAGCCAAGTTTGCAAGAATATTTAAACCATAAAGGGCTTAATAAGACAGGTAACTTGTACATAGAGGTTTCTAATTATTACGACCATAATGATCAGGAACATGGTTTGTTAGAGAAAGTTTATTCTTATACTGTTATCGATAGTTATATTGAGGAAGAGTTCCCAGAAGATGCTACATTTGCTCCAATAAAAGATATCAGAGCTCTTATTCAACTTGAGGCTACCGATGGTACTCAAACTAGTAGTTCAGTATCTTTACAGGTTACGTAGTCATTAACGATACTCTAGTTACATAACATAAAGGATTTTAATAACACTTTAAACACAAGTAGATTATGCCAAATTCACCCAAGGTTAGCTTTAACTTGATTAATAATAATCTAGAAGCTACAAAACCTCTCAATGGGGTTTCTTGCATGTTGGCCCGTACTACTAGTGGACCGGTGGGACTTGGTGAAACACTAATTAACTCGGTTACTAAATTCCGTAGTATTTATGGGTCTGAAATTGTTCCTGATGGTAGCCCTTCTAATATCGAGAAGGCACTTAAGGGAGGTTCTAAACTTCGTATCATACGAGTAGTTGGTTCTGGAGCTACCGATAATTTTGTAGCTACTACAGCTAATGCTCAAACTCCAGATACGATTTTTAATATTTCTATAAAAGATGGTTCTATAGGGAGTACAGCTCAGGTTCTTCAGTTTGCTTTTAAGGCTAAGAATAATCCTGCAGAATTTAAGGGTAAGAATCCTTTGGTAAAAGTACAGACTGATGCCAATGGTAATATCTTTGTTATTACTTATGAAGGTAATAATATATTTGAGAAAGCCCTATTATTGAATATTAATAAGACAAGTACTACAGTTGGTGGTAATACAGTGAATTACCTATCATTAGATGCTAGTGCTCTTAATACCTTCATTCAGTCTAATCGTTATTGGGATATTTACTGGATGTCTTCTTCTACAGTGTTTACTGGTTGGGGAGTTCCTACATCTCTTACAAAGGGTGGAGACTTTATGGTGAACCTGCTTAAAGAACACCTTGATGGTCTTAACATGGCTGGAGAAGATCCACTAACTGTAACAGTTAATCAGAAGGCGGCAGCTACTTCTGTAATGCTTACGGTGGCTACTTCTGGTATTACTGTTGGTACTGGTAATCCAATGGAGGCTTATGTAATAGCAGGTAATCAAGGATCTACTCCTACAGCTCAGCAGTGGGAGGATGCTGCAGAATCCATTCGCGATTTGCAAGAGATTTATGAAGTATCTTGCTCTCACCTTAATCAGCATCTTTCTAATGCAGATGAGCTTCAGGTTCATGCTTATATTGGTAATATGGCTGACGAGATGGAGGAGTTCCAGTACTTTGTAGAGATCCCAGTTACGGAGAATACAACTAAGGACCAGCTTATTGCTTTGGCCAATACCTATGAAGGAGCTATCGGTAAATCAAAGTGGATTTGCTACTTCACTGCAGGTATTAAGTATTACAGTGAGAACGGTAATTTGGTTGATTCTAATGTAATGGGTACCATACATGGCCTTGCAGATGCTTGTGCATCTACTTATGGACCGTATCGTTCTTTTGCAGGTATGAATCGAGGAGTTATTCCAGATGGTAATGGTCCAGTAATAGCTAATTTTGGTTCTCCTTCTCGTTATGATGATCTCAATGAACTGGCAGAACATTGCTTAAACATGATAGTTCTAAAGCAAACTCGTACTGCTGGCTTGGCAACTGTACTTTGGCATTCATTCACTTCTCAGGTTCGTCAAGATAGCTTCCGTTATATCCATGCAGTTCGTTTGGCACTGTATATCAAGAAACAGATCCGTCCTATTCTTGAATCTTACATAGAGGAGCCTAACATGTGGAACTCTTGGAAGCGTATTTATCTGGAGGCTAAACCTATTATGGATGGTTTAGTAACAGATGATGCTATTACGGAATATACCTGGGAAGGAGATCAGGATGCTACCTCTTGGGATGAACTATCAGTAAATAATGAGGCTGATGCCCGTAATGGTAAATATAAACTTAATATTAAGGTTAAGGATGTAGCTACTATGCAGGATATACAGGTTAACCTAGTATATGATCAGGCTTCTAACACTATGTCTTCTTCTATTACTACAGTGTAACTCTTTAATAATTAAAGATATGGCAACAGCAAAAGTAAAAAACCCTAGAAAGACTTTCTTATTTTCTATCACTTTTGCCAAACACCCAGTTAATAGCTACCTTTGTCAGAAGGTAACTGTACCCGATATAGAGATCGAGGAAGTTACTCATGGAGACGTTAATAGGGACGTTAAAACTGCAGGTCGTGTAAAGATTGGTGATTTGATAGTAGAGAAGCTCCTTACAACTTCTGGCTCGGATACTTGGGCACATGATTGGCTCATGGCTTGTCAGGATCACCTTGCTGGTGGAGGCCTTGTTCCTTCAGAGTATTGGGAAACCATGACTGTAAATGAACTGGCTGAAGATGGTAAATCAGTACTTAATTCTTGGCTTCTCGATGAAGTATGGCCTAAGAAAATAGAAGGTATTGAATTTGACCGCACTGCATCTGAGAATTCTATCGAGCATATCGAGTTTTCGGTAGGTACTTGCGATAAGATTTAACAGACACACTCTAGTTTAGGTGGAGGGGCTAGTTCTGGGAGAGATCCTAGTTCTGGCCCCATTTTTGTTTATATTCACAACTTAAAAGTTTAAATACATTATGGAAATTCAAACAAGGAAAATGGCTTTCACTTTGCCTTCAGGTTATTCCTGTGAAATTCGTGAACAGAATGGTGAGGATGAAGAAGTACTCTCTAATCCTGCAAATATTAAAAACTTCATGAATATAAATGAGTTTATTGCAGGTATAGTAACTCATACCGATTTTACTGCCTCAGGTAAACTTCTAGTGCAAGATGTAATGAAACTTCCATTACTAGATAGAGCAGTAATTTTGATTAATTCTAGAATATTCTCACTTGGAGAGGAATTAGAATTTAATTATAAGTGGCCAAGATCCGAGGGTTCTAAAGAGCGTTCAGAATATACTTATACTCAAAACTTAAAAGATTTTATATTTGAGGATTATAGTAAGAAGCCAACTGAAGAAGAATTAGATTCTAAACCTGATGCAGTACCTTATTATTTGGTAGGAGAGGATAAGGATAATCCAGGTAAGGTACAGTTAACTGATCTGAAATTTACTTTAAGTTCTGGTAAAGAGGTTATGTGGGATATTGCTACTGCAAATAGTGAACAATATCTTATGAGATTGGGAATGGATAATATTTCTAGAAATAAAGATCTCATTGCACGTAATCTTAGGATTAACATCGACGGTAACTGGGAAAAGGTCCAAAACTTTAAATTGTTCTCTGCAAGGGATATGGCTGAGATGAGAAAAGAGATATTATCATGTGATCCTACCTTTACCGGTAATACCGATATAGAAGACCCTATAACTCATAGTAAGACTCAGGTATCAATTTTGGCATTGCCAACTTTTTTCTACCTGACGGAGGTATAAGTAGTGAATATAAATTTGTTTTCATTACAAGGGCGGAGATAAGCCTGGACTATCTCACTTACCTTAAACTTCCGTACCGATCCAGGAAGATCTTTTATGATCTAGCCGATGAGTATCACAAGAAGATAAAAGAAATGAGTAAAAGAAAAAATAAACCATGATAGGTATGAATTCTGGTCAGGCCATGGTATCTGTAGGAGTTGCCATGATCCTCCAAGACCAGTTCACTAATCAGGCCAATAATATTGGAAAAGCTTACCGGAACATGATGGAGGAAATTTATGCTTCATCTGGAGCACCTCAGGGACTTACAGAAATGTTATGGTCTAGAGGTGCTTCTGGTATGGCTTTATCTGCTATGGGTGGCCTGATAAGCTCCTACCAATATTTTGCAGATGTTCAGAATGATTTGTTCTGGGCAACTAAAATGACAAATGGTGGTCTAGAAGAACAGAATGCTTTATTGGAAAGAGTGCAGCAAGTTAACTTAACAACACCTCTTACTAATAAAGACCTTTCTTCTGCTGCTAGGTTTATGGCTATGGCTGGTAATACTAATGAGGCCATTCAACAGATGCTAGAACCTGTAGCCCAGCTTTCTGGAGTATTTGGTATGCAAGCAGGTGGTAAGGGTGGAGTAGCTGACTTGTTTACCAATATATCAATGATGTTTGGTAGAAATCTTGAGGATCAACAAGAAGCTTATGCAGTAGCTAATGAATTGTATGCAGTAACTACTTCATCTAATACTAATCTTCAGGACTTGGCTCAGGCAATTACCTATTCTGGTTCTGAGATGAGAAGAGCAGGATATGGTCTTAAAGAGACTGCAGCTAGTATTGGTGCTATGGGTAACTATGGTATACAAGGTAGTTCTGCTGGTACTGCTCTAGCCAACATGATACGTTATCTACAACTTTCTGCTGCTGGTCAGAAAGCTAAAGGTTCTGATATGCTTAAAGCTGTAGGTATAGATGCTAAGTCACTAATGGACTCAGAAGGTCACCTTATATCTCTTAATGATATCTATACTAAGATGTATGAGGCAACTAAAGACCTTGATACTTTCTCAAAGAACCAATTCTTTTATGATGTATTTGGAGTTCGTGGTACTCGTGAGATAGCAGCAATGACTCAGATGATCGAGGATGCTGCTGGAGGTGCTTCCAAGTATGAGGAAATTATGCAAAGGATGTACTATGCTTCACAAAATAATGAACTTGGTACTGCTTACCAAGATTGGATGGGTACTGCTGAAGGTCAAGTTGCTATGTTTAGAGCTGACTTAGATAATTTGGTAACTACTATCGGTAAACAGGTAGAGCCTTTATTTACCAATGTACTTAAGATCACTAATGCTATATTATCGGTTATGGGTACTTTGGCTGGTAGTACTATGGGAGGTATAGTAGTAAGAGGCATAGCTATAGGTACTACTATCCAGCTAGCTTTAAGAGCTGTAACTGCTTTATATGGTGGTTATAGGGTAGCAACAGCTTCTGTTAGATCTTTGGCAGCAGCAGGTAGTGGGTTATCATCTGGACCCTCAGCAGCTAATACTCAGTATGCTATAATGGAGGCTCATTTGCGTACTCTTATAGTATTAATGAGTGAATACCTGGCTATGAATAATATGATACCAAAAGGTGGTATAGCTACACCATGGGGTACAGTATATAACCAAGGTAATAGAGCTAGGATTACTAATCCTGCTGCTGGCGTTAGAGGTATGGGTATCAATCGGGGTATGGATACTATGACTGGAGCTATACTTGGAGCTAATGCTGCTAGAAATGCTGGAGCTGCAGGTGGACAACAAGTTGCTCGTACTCTAGGTTCTCGTATACTTGGTTTCCTAAGTGGTCCCTGGGGTATAGCCTTAACAATGTTTGGGCCCATGATATATGATGGTATTAAGATGATGATAAGTAAACAGGACGAGGAAATAGAAACTCTCAAAGAGCAATTCAACCCAGATACTATGAACCAGCATCAACAAGAACTTCTTAGAGAGGTATTAGAGGAAGCTACCCGTGAAGGTATTATTCAGGGTATGAGTCAGGCTAAGCCACCAGAGGTAAATGTAAATGTTGATGGAGGTGGAGGTAATAGTTTATTTGCTTTTATGGGAGACCCAAATAATCAATTCTCATTATTCGGATAATCATGGCTAGTTTAAAGTCTAACACCTATGAACTTAGAGAACAACTGTATAAAAAGCAGGATAAATCTAGGTTTAGTAGTACTAATTGGAGTAATCCAGTTAATGTTATAGGTACTACCGTAACTGGAGTATTTTCTGATCTATCCCAGGGCTTTATTGAGAG